CGCCTGCCTTCATCATTTCTACCTCTCTGTTTCTTGCGCTGTCTCTGTCTTTTACTTCTAGGTTATATAATTCTACTAGTTGTGCGTGCATCTGTGCTTTTTCTTCTGGTGATAGATCAGGTTCATCATCTATCAAATTCTTGATGATTCCCAGTGCGCCATTATCAGGCAACACGTTGCCAACAACCTTCAATACATTTGGTGCTTTTTCTGAAAGAAACTTACCTATTTTAGTATCTTTAATCTTATTCATCTTTATACTTGTTCTGGTTTCTTTTTTTAGCATTAGCTATTAATCTTTCTTCCATCTTTGCTATCTTAACTCGTAAATGTGTGTTTTCAGTAATTAATTCATCAATCTTACGTTCTAAACCATCAATCTTGTTTTTAAGCTCTTCAATTACTCTGGCTTGTAGATTGTCTTGCCTTTCTTCTTTCTTGGCGTTAATATCAATCTTTTGTTTTAATATCTGCCAAATTTCTTTTATACCTAGTGCGGCAATTAAACTACTAACCACCATTAATAAGTTATGATCATCCATCTTATTCGCCTTTATCATCTTTATCTAATTTGTAACCTTCAGGCTGATACTCTGCATATTCAACCGCAACTTTAAAGCAAGGGCAAGCTTTTTTAGAAAACTCATTGTGGCCGTGTAGTGTTGCACTAGGATAAATGTTTTTAAGTGTCTTAATCAGCTTTATTAATGCGTTCTTTTGTGCTTCTGTTCTTGTGTCTTTAGCGCGTTTGTTTTTACTTAATCCACCTATATAGCAAATGCCTATGCTAGTTTTATTGTAACCTTTAGCGTGTGCGCCTTGTTTGTTTACAGGCCTACCAGCTTCTATCTTACCATCTAAACCAATAATATAGTGATAACCAATATCACTCCAACCTCTATCTTTTACGTGCCATCTTTTAATAGTTGCAGCACTAATGTTCTGCCCTTCAATAGTTGCTGAACAATGAAATATTAATTTATCTATTTCTCTCATTTGCCTTGTCTTTTATATGGTTTAACATAATTCTTGCTGTTCTTACACTTGCTCATTTTACTTTTTGCGTGTACACCTTTGCGCCTTTTCTTTGGCTTTTCAATCTTTGCTATGCTAGTTCTATTCCTCACTTGGTTCTTCTGGTGTCCATTCAGGTGTAGCTAACAATGCAAGTGCCTCTGCGTGATTTAATGTTGCTAATGGTGTTAACCTACCATTTGAAATAAATGAAGGTGTTACATCATAGCTAATTAATGCTTCTGTGTTTGCTACGTTTCTTCTCATTGTCTGTGAGCTTGTTGTGTTTACTTGGCTAAAGTCCACTAATGATGTCTGTGTATCAATGTCTATTTTAATGTATGTTGCCATTTTTTTTTGTTTACTAATTTAATAAATATTTTTCATTGTCAAGGTGTGTCTTGTACGCGTGCTTCAGAACTCATATTGATGCTGTAACTATTGTTACTTGAATATTTTGTGCTTCCTTCTAAATTTGTAGGTATATCCATATTTGTGCCTGTTCCGTTAGCTTCACTTCTGGGGCTGTCTCCTACTAAACTATCTATTCCTATGTTCTGCCCTGTTCCGTCATTTGAGCCACCTGTGGACATATCTCTAACCGTCCATTGACTACCATTCCAAAAGCTATTTGAACCTAAAGGATACCAAGCTATTGGTTGAGGTGTGAAATTTGCAAGGTTTTGAGGCATTCCATTTGAATACAGCTTCATAACCTCTGTAGATGTAAGAGCTTCATTAAATACAGATATATTTGAAAGCTTACCGTTAAATCCTCTATCACCAACAGACCAATTACCAATTGAAAACCCATCATTTGTAGCATAGTTTGAGGATGGCAAACTTGGTGTTGCTATTAAATTACCATCTAAATAAACATTTAAAGCACTTTGATTATAGGTTACTACTAAATGATGCCAATTTCCATCATTAGTAGCAGGTACTGTGAAAGTGGATGTATCATTACCTCTTCCAAATATTGCCGCTTTTGTTGCGTTATTACTTCTGTTTATACAATATGCAAATTGTGTATTTGTACCTCCAATTGTAGAATCTGGATTGCCTAATGAAAAAGGTATCATTTTTAAAGCTGATGTGATGTTGTACCATAAAGAAAAACTTCTTGATTCATTACCAGATATTAAAGCTCCTGATCCTGTTATTTTATCACTACTCGCTGAATCAAAATTAAAACTGTAACTATCATAAGGTAGGTTTCTCGTTAGATCACTTAAAACTAAATTAGCTGAAGTCATTCCTGAACTTATACCATCATTGCCGTTTCCTGAAGCATCTGGAATATCCCAGTATCCTGAACCACTTACATCCCAGTTTGCTGATTGGTCTAACTTATACCAAGCTGTAGGTGTGTTTGTGTATGATGTAGCTGGTACTCCTGAATTATAAATGTTTGATATTTCTGTAGTTTGGTCAGAGTTAAACATTACTATATTAGATAGCTGACCTTCCCATCCATAACTATTGTTAATAACCCTGCCAATTGAATCTAAAGTTAATGTATTTGTGCTACTTCCTGTAGTTGTGCTAAACTGTACTCCATTTAAATAACAATTAATATCATTAGAGCTATTTCTTATTATTAACAAGTTACTCCATTCATTTAATGGTATTGTTGAGCTTGTTGTAAATCCGAAAAAACTTATGCTTGTTCCACCAATTCTAAATGTTATAACTGGAGTGTTATTAGAAAGAGAAACATTTATATCATTATCAAAATTATTATCCCATCTTCCTAAAATAAAAGTATTACTGCCTGTAATCGCTTCAGGGTTAACCCACATTGAAAGTGTAAATTCACCACTAAATGTTAATTCAGGTATGCTAACCCTATCATCACTCCCATCAAAATCAAATACACTTGCATCTTCTACCGCTTCATTTGGTTGTGTAAGTGGATTAGAAGCACTATTATCTCCTAAAGGATAGTAAGCTACAGGAGCTGGTTTTAAAGCCATAGGATTGCCTGCACCTAATGAACTGCTACCATATAAAGTACTTATTTGTGTAGAACTTAAAGCATAATTAAAAGCTGCTACTTCTGAAATAGAACCAACAAATTTTTGATTAAAGTATGCTGCTCTTGCTCCGATAACAAATGGACCTGTCACAGCGTTGGTTTGATTTATTGCATTACCAGCATTTTCATTAGTTTGTAAAACATTGTTTATATAAACTTTTAATTTATCTGCATTACTTGATTCTGATTCGTTATAAACAAAAGCTAAATGATACCATTCATCTAATGTAAATGTTAACGAAGTATTTTCAAACATTGTTCTTAAATTACCAGCTCCACCAAGTCCCATAGATACAGTCAATGTTGTTGGGCTTTGTACAATTAATAACTGCCTATCTGAATTACTAAAACCAAATACACTCATTAAACAATAAGTATCACTACCCCCTCTGTTAAACCAACCACACCAACTTGCTTCTGTAAGATTATTTAATTCTGATATGTTATCACAAGAAATGTATTCATTCCCATCAAAGGTTAGCCCATAGTTATCATTTAAATAAGAATCTACTCCTGCTTTGTTTGGTAATCTCCAATTTGATGCTATGTATTTTGTACTCATAATTTAATCTCCTAATCTGTTAAAATATACTAGGTTAGAACTAGCATTGTAGTTTCCTGAATCTGTGTTTAAATCTAATGCTTTTCCTGTGTTGTTGTTAGTAGCGTTGTAAATCTCCTGAATAGCTGTTTCTCCAAGCGCTGTGTTCCAAATGGCCACTTCGTCTATCTTGCCATCAAAGTTATAATTAGTTCCACCAAAATCTGCTTCTGATATTTTGTTTTGTGGTGTTGTTATTGTTCCTGTCCAAGTTCCAAAATTAGATAATGTTTTGTTAACTCCATTTATATAAATATTATCAATTGAATTATTTGATTTGATAACTGCTATATGATACCAAACATTAGTGTTTATTGTTTCCTCTACTGTTTTTCTTGTAGTTGTCACATTACTTGTTTGAACCTGTATATAATTTTGCCATAAAGCAATACTAATATAGTCACTTGTTCCACCTGTAGGCACTATTGTCAAAATACCTCCATCATTACTTGCTGCTCCTGTGTTTCTTTTTATCCAAAGTGAAAAAGATTTATTACCTGTTACATCTATACTTGAACCAATGTCTACATAATCATCAACCCCATCAAACTGCATACTAAATGTATTAGCTATAAATGGAGAAGCTGTTACACTTAAACTAAAATTAGCACTAACACCACTAACAGTATAAGTTATCGTATAAGATTGAATAGTAGAATTATCAAGATCAATAGTACCTGTAGAAGTGTTAATACTTAAACCGCTTGGAGTAGCTGAAAATGTTCCTCCCGTTGTTCCTGTAATTGTAGGCGTTGGATCACTTTCATCTTGGTGAAATGAGCTTTTAGAATATGAAAAAGCAGCACTTGTTCCAATTAATGTAGTTTCACCAGAATATGAATCTTCATAAATACTAGCAGCACCAATAGTGTTTTGATACTTACCAAAACCATTAGTATTATTCTGTGTTGCTTTTCCCCAATCTATTGTGTTTGCCATATCTTTTTATTATAGTACCCAACCTCCAAAATTAGCAACATCGTCCGCATACATATCCTCATTACTATTACTGTAATATTCTGGAAATAAGTTATTATTATTTTGCATATAATCTATAAATCTATTAGTGTAGAACTGTGCGGTAGTTCTTGCCTTCTCAACAAGATAATCTACGTGATCTCTACTAATAGCTGTGCTGTTTTCAGGATTCTTTTGATAAATACCACCATTTGCAATGTTTACAGATCCAAAAGGTAAATACTCTACTAAACTCCAATGCAATAACATTGGTTTAATGTAATCTGTTACTAGTGATAAATAGTTACCTGCTAATGTACCACCTACTATATCACTTTTAATTTTATTGTATAAATCTGTTCCTAAATAGTTCTGAATATGAATATCCTGTGCAATATTTAAAAACGGTAATAGTTTATCATTGTCAATATTACCATTAGCAGCAGTGAATGTTGATATATCGTTTCTCGTTACAAATAGTGCTTTGCTCATTTCATATAATTTGGATGATGACCATTGTTAGGCATATTAATAGGAGCTTTTACAGCTTGCTTGCTTCCCACTGGGCTTTTCTTATAGCTTTTAGGAAAGTCTGCTTTTCTTATTGTCTTGTAATCACCCAAATCTTTGCTTCCTTTGTCATCTAAATTTCTTACTTTATATAGTACCTCTTGCCATTTGTGCTTGCAATATACACCGCCCTTAAATCTAAATAGATCATACTTTTCACCATTGTGTAATGGTAATTCAGCAGCTTTGAAATTCATATCCCTGCTTGCTTTATCAATATCTTCTATTCTGTATACTACACCTTGTTTTGTACGTGCCATCATTTCTTCACAAAACCTTCTGCTTTTATTGCCTTTTTTGTTTGGCTTTCTACTACCTTTTACATACTTGTATCTCACTTTATAAAAACTAGCATCTAAATATGAAAAGCCATCTTCTTTGCTATCAATGCTCAATTTGATCATATCATTAGCCCAATCTTCTACACTTTCATTTTCTTCATCTACATCCCTAATATCTACCATTTCCCATTCTTCAGAATCAATTACCTCGCCCTGTAAGCCGTTTAAAATATCATCATATATTTCATCTGGTAAATCACTAAAACAGTGCTTATGCGTTGCCATTTCTAGCTGTGCCTGTTCTTCTTCTTGCTTTATGCCCGTTTCTTCTTCAATAGTTTCTGAATCTTGTACTGTTTCATCAATCTCTGTGAATTCTAATGGTTGTAATGTTTTAAAATATAGATTTAAAGAAATATTATTTACAGCTAGTATTTCATTTAAGCTGTCAATTATTAAATCTTGATAGGGTTTTATAACAACATTATCAAATAAAAGTGCAGCGGTTTTAATCTCATCTGCATTGTTGCCTAACCCATTTTTGCCTTCACGTAATCCGATTAATAATGGTGATGTTACACGGTGCGTTACCATAATCTTTGAAGCACATTCTGTAGCTAGGTATTCATAGTGCTGCGGGGCATCTGCAAGCGGTATGTCATCTATTGTAGTTTTCTGTTCTGCATTGTTGTTGAATGCTACTATGACCTTCTCACCATAAGAACCTGTAAGTTTACCCATTACCTGTTCTTTAATTTCTAACTGCTTGGTTCTATCAGGTATGCCACCATTAAAGTTTATTACCTTGGTACCACTAAATGAACATTGTGCATCGTTGATCAAAAAATCTGCAATTTCTTTTTCTAGTACTGCATATGATATTTGATAATCTGCTGGTGAATAGTAATAATATCCACTCACAAATCTTTTTATAATGTAAATCTCATTTTTAGCACCACTACCAAAAACAGGAAATTTAGTTAGTTTTGTGTTTCTAGTTACTTTGGTCCAATCAGGTGCATAGTAATAATTTTTAATATCACCATTTGCATCCATCTTTTCAGCACGTAACGTCTCACGTGGAAAGTGTGTTAATGAACCTATTTTATTTCCTTTATATGAAACCTGAATAGCAGCCTCACCTAATAACTTTAAATCATTACAAACCTTTCGCATACACGTTGGTGTAAGCAGCTGTTTCATCTGTGCATATTCTTCAGGCTTTTCATTGCTATCTGTAGCATCTAAACCTTTGCCGTATATCATATTGACAATACCATTTATTACAGCTTGGTTTGTTGTGCTATCCATATAAGCTGATATAAGATTTTGATAATAGTTGTTATCATCTCCTATTCCTACCCAATCTCTATTGCGTTCTTCTGTAATAGCAGGCCGTTCATATTGGTTTAACTGTATTAAATGTAGATTATCCATAATATACAAATTCGTTGTTTCCTGTACTTTGTTCTATATAAACACCATTGCTGATTTCATAATCTGATAGTGTTTGATCTGTACAGTACATTTTATCTTTAAATATAACAATTCCATCTGTAGTGTTTGTTATGGTAATTGTATAATAGTTGTTCTCTTCTAGTGCTTGTGTTGTGCTATACTGAAAATAATAATCCAATTCTGTAAAAGTTGCTGCGTTGTCTGTTAATATCACTTTGTTTTGTCCTTCAGATTTTATTACTAACTTATAAACCTTTGCACCACTTATAGCTTCACGTGGTATAAAGTTAATGTTTCTTGTGCCTGTTTTAGTTAGTATCTGCATATTTTTTAAAAAAAGAAGGTGGCCTTTTAAAACCACCCTCCACAATCAACTATATATTTATGAATCACACCCGTGATGAAGTGCCTATATTAGCTATTAGTTCCTACTGTTACTGTTACAGTTGCACTACTCATTCCAGCATATGGATCAGCAGCAGTACCACCAGCAATAAAGTTAGCAGGTTTAGCTTCTTGTGCTGTAAAAGTTAATGTATATCCAGATAAGTCACCAAATGCAGCACCTGATACAATAGTACCACCAGTTACTTCACATCCGTGTACTAATCCAAATTGCATAAAATTGCCGTTTCTATCTTCTACACAAAGATGTGGTCTATTAAAAGCCATCAACTTTAATTCTGCATTATCTTCTTTAGATAGTTTAGGAAATTGTAAACTAATACTTTGTTCAAAAAATGTAGTACCATTTTCTCTTGAACTTGTTATTGTTTGTTCAAAAGAATTAGCACCGTGTAAGTCATATTGAAAAGCTGTGAAAGTTCCTGTCATATCTGTAATTTCATCAGCAGTTTCTGTTACTGTTCCTAGGTCTCCAAAATCCACAAACCAAGCACGAACCAAGCCTCCTATGACGTCTTTACAAGGTACCTTTCTTCCTTTTGTTAAATCGCAAGCCATAATTTTAAAATTTTAAAATAAGGGGGAATTACACCCCCTTGTTATTAATTAGTTAATTAGGCGTGATATAATACGATATCTGAACCTATTCCATATTGTACACCAGAAGTGTATCTCATAATGCATCTAACATTCTGACTTCCGTCAAGGTCGCTCATATCTAGCAACTTGACTTCATTATGATCACTTAATAAACCAGTACCAAAGTAAAGATTTGATTTTTGTGCAGCCATTGCAGTATCATCTGCCATACCTTGAGCAACAAAGATTTTAACACCATCAAATGTTAATGCTCCATTGTTCCACCATTGTGTTCCTTGGTTGTTTACACCGTTAGCACCTAATCCAGATGAACCAAATCCACCTAATGCTCTTACATACGCTCTTGCAATGTTAGAAGATACATATAAATAAAGATCTTCCTTACCATAGATTGCAGAAGGGATGTCATCCACAATGCTTCCTAATTTATCAATTACATTAGCAGCTGTAACAGCAGCGTGTGAAGCAACATCAATTACATCACTATCAGCTAAAGCTAAAGTTACTAATCCATCGTGCTCACCAGCATTAGCGTTTACACCTTCCCAGATATTTTGTTCAGTTTTTTCTGCTACCAAACCAGCAACGTGGCCAATGATAAAATCAGAAAATTTAGGTGGCATATTATCATATGCTGAATATCCCATTTGTACAGCCTCCCAGTCAGATTGGAAGTCTTGCTTACAAAATTGTAAGTTTACTTGAAATTCTTCAGGTTGTAATATTCTTTCAGTCAATGTAACAGTACCTGTAGCAGTGAAATCACAAGTTGCATCTTTGATGATATTAGCATCCGTAGCAGCTTTCTTAATTACACTTTTATACTTTACATTTGGTTTTACTTCAATTCCACCATTCTCAATAGTAGAACCAGAAAGTAATGCAGCAGCAATATACTTACCAGCAAATTCCCCTGCATATGTACTTGTTATACTTGTAGTAGTAGCCATTTTTTATTTTTTAGTTATTATTAAATATTTTGTTATAAACTCTATCTTTTGTTGTTTCTGTTCTTTTACCAGCTATTGTAAAATGAACATTCTTTGTTTCTGCTTCTGGATTGTGTTTAATTGGTTCAGCAACCTCCGCAGATAATTCTTCTTTTGTTTCAACAACTTCTTCTGTGGACATTTTTTCTTCTTTGTCCTTGTAACCCATTTTCTCAATCATAGATTTTAATTCATCCATAGCTAGAGCAAATTCCTCTTTAGTTACATATTTCATTTCTTCTTTTTCTTCTTCTTCCTCAAGTTCAGTTTCAACAGATTCTGTTACTGTTTCTTCAGAAAGTTCTTCTTCTGCTTCTTCAGCAGCCGCAGAAATATTATCGATTAGACCTTCTTCAACTACAAAAAGTGTTCTACCATCTTCCAATTCATATTCACCTACTGGTAATGCCATTTCACCATCTTCTGATTTGATAAATACTGCATTTCCTTTAGCGAATTCTTCTGATACTAACAATGTACCATTTTTTAAACTGATTTCAGCTAGTTCTACTTTTTCTTCAGAAAGTTCTACACCAACAATATTTTTTATTTTGTTTAGTATATCATTTGCTTTCATAATAAGATTTATTAGTAATGTAGAAAAATATGCAAAGTGTTATGTGTTTTTGCAAAAAAAATTATTCAGGTGTTCCAGTTATATTACCTATGCCCTGTGCTTGTAGTGAACCATCACAGCATTTTCTACTATATGTTTTGCCATCATCACACAAACAAGCTCTTTTAGTGCCTTTTGGTGAAGTTCTACTTGGTGTTTTCCATTTTTTCATATTATTTGTTTTTTGGTGATTTAGGGTGTTTACTAGGCAATAGATCATAATCAGTATTATATTTAGGGTTTTGTGGTCTACCGTTTTTAACTAAATACAAATATGCATTTACTCTAGCCAATGCCCATTGTTTAGCACTTGTAACATTTGGCGAATGTGAAACATTAAAAGCTCCTAATCCACGTTGAAACACACTTTTTAATTGACCAATAGTCACGCCATAACCTAGCTTTTCTTTGTACCTTTCATTGAATTCATCTGCTTTCTTTTGGAGCGTTGCTTCGTCTTGCTTGCTTACTTTTGCGCCTTTACTTGTCGATGCATCACCTTTTGCAGTTCCCTTGCCTTTTGGGTTGGGGTTTGGTGTGTCTCCCTTTGGTGCTTTAGGTGATTTCTTTACACCACCTCTTGGCCCTATTTCAGCATATTCATTTTTTTTTACACACTTACCTTGTTTGTTTTTCTTATATCCTTCAGGACAATGTTTTTTCAATGTGTGTTCTTTACAAGGCATATACCAT